CTTCGGCGTGCCAGCAAGTCTGCAGGGGTTCGTCCTCACTGGTAAAATGAAAGACCACATGTCCGCCGGACTCATGGAGATCAGTGATGGTTACGCATGGTTTTGCAAAACACCCGACCACACCGCCTTGAAGAGGGCCTTTAAACTACTACTCTCACCACCCGGTAGATTTATACTTGTATACTTCTCCGATGACTCGGTGTTGTCGGTGCGCACACCGGATGGTGTCAAGATTCGCAACCTTGACATCTCCAGTTGTGACACCAGCCACACCGGGGCGTTATTCGAACTTTTGTTCGCCATCACACCAGCTCAAGGCAAAGCCACCATGAGGGCCTTGATTGATCAGTGCAAATTACCTGCACTCATCAGAAGCAACGTGAAAGAGAAACGCATAACCGTACTTTTGAAAGCTCTAGAAGCTGTCCTGTTCTCTGGGAGCACCCTCACCACCCTCATCAACAACATATCACAGTTGCTCATACTTCATTGCATGAGCCTGACCGACATGTCCACCGAGGGGTTGCGAGAGGGGGCCACGAACGCTGGATACATACTAGACGGACTTGAGAACACCTTCACCCCCGAACAATACCACCAGATACAATTCTTAAAACATTCACCAGTGAAAGACATCACTGGGGAGCTTGTTCCTGTACTGAACATCGGTGTTCTCTTGAGAACATCCGGCGTCTGTAAAGGAGACTTACCTGGTAAAGGGGACCTGAAGAAGCGTGCGTATTCATTCCAACGCGCACTCTTGCAAGGGTTGTACCCGAAAACCCACTTCCCTCTCGTCAACAACATGAAACTGACTGTCGCCAACGCAGTAGACTGCAAACGTTCATTCATTATCGTTAACTCCGAGCCACGCCGAAGCGAGGGCGAAATCGAGACTACGATTGATAGCAACGAAATCTACAAGCGTTATGGATTAACTGAAAGCGAGATGCACGAGATGGACAACGTGTATGGAAGGCTCCAATACGGAGAAACCTTCTATTCACCCGCCGTCGATAAGATACTCGGCAAGGATTACCAACTTGCCGGATCCCACCGTGTAAATCGCCCTTACATCCACCTCATCCAAAGGCCTATTGCGTAAAGCCCGCGGATAGCATGTTAACCCCCATACACATGCCCCCCCCGACG